ATCACTCTGGTCCTGGTACTAACTATCGCATTACATTCAATGAGGATGGACCTGGTACATCAGTATTTGGTGATGATCGTGTATATTATATTGGGGATAATGATGAGCAATGTTTTGGTGATGAAGGTACAACACTAGACGAGTGTGATTATAATCGCCAACCTGTATTCCGTTGGTATCGTAGTGGTGGTAATAATGATCATAAGTATACACCAAGGAGTGCATTACGTTGGCCTACGGACTTTACTGGTGAGGTCGTAGGACAGGGTGAAGGTGGTGATAAGGTTGCGCGAGCATATAATAGAGAACCGCGTAGAGGGGATCCTGTATTCTTTTTAGCACGAACACCAAAGAGTGGTAAGACAAAAGCATTACATCATTGGTATGAGAATAGTAAGAATGATACGTGGTTAGTAGCAAATAACAACACGTATAGTGCATCAGCAGGTGGTGGACCAGCGAGTGGGTATGTTTATATTGAACCGTTAGGGTATGTGTTTGATACTGCATCAGATGCCCAAGACTATGCAGATAGTGGTGAGACTGTTGTACCACTGTATGAATATTACAAATCAAGTAGTTCATCATCGCGTGATCATTTCTATACTGTCAATCCAGCAGGGGAAGTTAATCTAGAACGTGGAGTATCTGGTGTTCCTAATTGTAAGGAAGCGCGTGGTGAAGATTATGATTATGTTGGTATTGTAGGATATTGTTTCGCGAAAGATAGTACCCAAGGTAGTCCACGTCTCATGGTGGATGTTGGACTGATTGGTCCTATTGGATATAGTACACCAGTTGATTATGCAACTCGTGCTACATGGTATGATTGGCAAGCACCAGACTTAGCAGGTCACCCTGTGAGGAATCCAGGTATTGCTCCTGCCATATACACTCATGAGAATTATGAATATCAGTTTGACCCTGATGCAGGGTATCTGAGAACATATGATGCTAATGGTCAGATGCAACCTAATGGGGGACTCAACACCAATAGCAATGGTATGTACGACTGGTCATATCTAAGATCCAAACGAAACTCAGGATCATATTCTACCAATAAACATCCTTCACTTTCATGGGGTAGTGATCTATGCCCAATGGATGATACAGATGCAATGTTTGAATGGATGTATGGTAAGAATGGTGCGGTAAAAGCAGCAGTACCTAAGTACCTAGAATTCCATGCATCGTTTGACTCACAGTTCTTTTACTATGTGTACAACACATCGTATCCATGGAATGGACCGATCTTCTCTGTGCAGTATAGTATCAGTGATCGTAATACCTGTCCTAATAAAACTGTACCAGGTGGTACACCACGAGACACTGAGTGTGTATGTGATGAAAACTTACTAACAAAAGAATATCATTCACACTTCTATGAGGTCCGTGAGGACAAGTGGAAGACTACTAACACATCGTTACAACTCACAGACTTTGCTCATCAGGGAATGAATGAATGTTTCAAGGTATGTGATACTGAAAGTCATACACTCTTGTTTAGATACATTGATGGTGGTCTTGATAGATTTGAGGCAGGTGATACTATCAATGGATGGGAGATTGGCGAACACGCTTACTTCGGTAACAAACTACGTTGTGGTTACATGGAACTAGTTGGTGAGGGTGATGCGTTTACTGAGGGGCAGATCTTTACACCTAATGGAAGAGACCCTGCTAACATTGAAGTGATTGCTGGATATGGTGTTGGCGATAGAGCAGCATTCTTTGGTGTATATGAATTTCCGAAGAGATTAAGTTATTATAAAGTAGAGATTGATAAGGAAGCACTAGTTCATAGTAAGACTGTGGACCAAGCAGAACTATCAGCAAAGATATCATCTGATGGTCGTTTACAAAGTGTCATCATTGATAATGCAGGATTTGGTTATAAGAATCCAGTAGTTACAATTCAGGATCCTTTGATCTTGAATGAGTATGGTGCAATGGATCTAACTCGTGAAGTAGCACAACAATTCCAGTTTGAGGGTACCAAAATGAGGATACCCGAAGATCATATTGAGAACTATGATGGTGAGGACTATGACCACAATGTCAAACGAATCACTAAGAAATCTTTGAGTGGTCTTAACAGGGATACTAAAAAGAGGATGCAGGAGAGGGAGAATGAATATCCTTATGGTTCTGGTAATGAAGATATTAAGATTGAGGGTATGGACGAGGATGAGGACAAGTACACATTAGAAACTCTCAGTATTCGCGATAAGCAGTTAAAGACGACCAGTAGTGAAGATCGTCGAAAGAGAAATATGAAACCTGCTATCATCGAGATTACTAAGGTTGATCTTAATGGTGCTATTGAGGAAATCACTATTATAGATCGTGGTAGTGGATATGATCCTGATCCTGATAATCCCCCCAAAATGTTTGTGGTGGATGTTGAGGAAGAAGTATATAAGATGAAGGGTCCTAATACCAAGAAGGCACAAAAAGCATTTAGGGATACTGTGGCACCTCCATCAAAGGAAGAAACTATCCGTGGAGGAGATCGTGATCCTAAGACAGGGAGAACCCGTGCTGCAAAGGTGAGGAGTAAGTCACTTAAAGAAATAGTTGGCGAGAAGTCGGAACTTAAAAGTGATCAACTGTCAGTTCTTGATGATGGTACGATTGGTAGTTTGCAAACCATGATGAATGGTTTTAATGCTTCGTACCCAACTGGTTATATTAAAATTGGTGAAATTGATGCCGTAGAAAAAACTGAGTTGTGTCAAGGTATACCAAAGACATGTGTTCAGATTACGGCACCTAAATTAGTGAGTGCTGCATTACCCAATGCAGGGGATCTTGAAAATCTGATCACAAGTAGTACAGCGTTTTCTGAAATGTTTCAGACAACTTATTCTGTGGCACAGAAAACAGCAGAGGAGGCAGATGGCGAGCACGATAAATTATCTAACTTCTACGGATGGAATAATAACCAAGAGTGTATTGTTATTCCACAACCAAAGTTCTACAATGTAACTAGGTTTAAAGATCTACCTTGTCCGTATATTGATCCAGATTCTGGTAGAGCATTTGGATTTATTGTTTACAAATACTGTGGATCCAAAGCAGACATGGGTAGTTTCAAAGTTACTATGTCTACACGGGGTAGAACTACTGGACCAGATGGTGAGAACTTCATGGAGTTTATGCATCAACTGACACAACCAGCATTGACACCACCAAGAGAGGTTGTACCGCCAGGTGGTGATAAGAAGAACGCATGGAAGTGTACTAGAAACATAGCTGCTGGTGTGGATGCGCCAGGGCAGGCAACAGGTGCAGTTGAAGGTAGATGTTACTGGGATCCTAGTGGTGGTGACGATGTTATCTTTGTTCCAATCGGACTGGATGAAAATACTTATGACTGGGGTCATCAGAATTATTCTGAACTAACACAGTTGTCAGTATGGTTGGGACAAAACATTAAAACATACCGAAGACGCTCACTTACATATACCACTCCTAACACTAGCACAACTACAACTAATCCCGACACAGGAGAGGAAACAACAACAGTTATAACAGGACTAACAAATAGTAGTAGTGCCTACTATACAGCGTCTATTGAAAGATTATCTAATGGTATGCCAGCACACGAGTGTTGGGATACATATGTATATCGTAGTAGTGGTGATGGCAACCCTAACGGTGTGTTAGATGTATATGGTGCATATTATCCATTAGGTAGTGGTACTAACCAAACCCAAGGTAAGACTGCTGGTCAGACATTCTGGGAGGCGAGAGGTGACGGATCCCAAGGTGTGTATCAAGGATTTGGTACATTGGTTGGTGGATATTTTCTTGGTCCATGTCCATTCGCATTGACCTATGCTTATTCATGGGCATTAGGTTCTGATTCATTGAATTCTTTCTGGTCAGGTATCTTTGGTGGTAGTAGTGCTACTGCTGGTGCTCAGAATGAATTTGCACTAGAATATGTGAATGACCTATCTATTGCAATTGACCCATATAAAATGAATCAACTTGGTATGATTATTGGTCCAGTATCTGGTACTATGACTGTTAAGAATTGGAGTGCAGGATCTACAATTACCTTTGGGCAAACTGCTAGGAATATGGGCAATCCATATTTTGATGAATGCGGTGGTGGTATCTTTGATAGAAGAGATGAGGTTGTTCAACCTAACCCTCCTATCAATCGAAGAAAGGTTCATACATCGTCTTATGATCCTTCTGATAAGCAACTCTTGAAGAAACAATATAGTTCTGTTAGAGACGTTGAATTTGAAGATGATACTTGGAAGAACTTTGTTGATCCCGATTATGATTATCAGTCTGATATAAATGACAAGATATCAGACTTCTCTACTGACACAGACAATTTATTTAACGGTTAATCATGGCATACGGACTACTACTACCAGTTGCACCTATCACAGGTCTTCCATGTTCGGGTCATGGCATATGCATACCACCCACAGTACACTCAGTACAACCGTGTAAGACCCCTCCAATCCCTTACAGCATCGTCATTAAGGAGTGGACATGCTGGTGGCCCCCTACTCCTCTAATTCCTATAAATCCACTGAGTGCTATCAAGGCAACTGTACTCATCAATGGTCTCCCTTGTATGACGTTTGGGGATATGTTTACTCCACATACCTCAACTTGCACAAATATCATCATTTATATGTGTCCATGTAGCAAAGGATTGTGTCCTGTACCTACTCCTATCCCATGTTCAAACTTAACGATTGAAGATAACGCTGGAATTGGACATCCTAGGTTTGCTTTCACGTCAACATTAACGGTGTTTGCTGCCAAACTGCCAGTTGCTCGCGTTTTAGATCCACTTGGTGTAGGAACACCTGGATGGATGGGGTGGTCATATCCGTGTAATAGCGTTATTGCATATGGATCACCAAATGTGCTATCATCATAGAGTCCCCATAGGAGCAAAATGGCAAAAAGAGCGACAACAGGTCTCGTAAAACTTGACTGGGTACCTGGTAATCCCAAAGTCACCCGTCAAGGATCGTCAAAAAACACTAAACTTAGCGCAACATCACGTAATGGCAAGCAAAAGAGGTACAGAGGTCAAGGAAGATAGGGTAGTTACTACTCCCGAACTTGTCAAGGAGTCAAATGTGGCACTTTATCGTGCCACAATGAACCTTCCACACGCCGCAAAGCACTGTGGAATGACAGAACGGGAGATGAAAATGACTTTTAGGGAGTTTTTGAAATATAATCCTCCCGTTGAACCTATAAATAAACAAGAACACTGATATAAATCAGAAAATTGGCACGTTATCGGTTCCGATCTGAACAATTCCTGTCCCGAGGGTATAAAGATTTCTCTATATCCTTCAATATGAATCCGAATACGGATGATTTTGGTACAGTTACTAATGAGAATGCTATTAAGCAGTCAGTTCGGAACCTCGTTATGACACAATTTGGAGAAAGACCCTTTCAAATGGATATTGGGTCTCGCGTTACAGGTCTTTTGTTTGAACCATTCGATGTTTTTTCAGCAGAAGACCTAAAAGACGAAATTAGGAATACCATTGAACGACTAGAACCTCGTGTTGAAGTTGAAGCAGTGGATGTGATTCTCTCAGAAAGTGAAGATGCTCTTGATGTAAGTTTGGAGTATCGTATCGTTGGTGAAGAACTTGTTCAAACTATCGAATTCCTTTTAGAACGCACCTAAAATGGCAGCACTACCATCAGAATTAACGTCACTAGACTTCTTTGAGATCAAAGAATCTATCAGATCTTACCTGAGAACAAGAAAAGAGTTCACAGATTATGATTTTGAGGGTTCTGCGGCTTCATATCTTATTGATATCCTAGCGTACAATACTTATTATGCTTCGTTTACGGCAAACATGTCGATGAACGAGGCATTTTTGGAATCTGCAACTGTTAGAGATAACATTGTTAGAATCGCAAAGCAAGTGGGATACACTCCTCGGTCAAAAAAGGGATCGAGAGCATGTATTACTATGACTGCCAAGGCAACTTTGCTTCCTGGTGATCAAGCGTACCCAACATCCGTAGAAATTAAGAAGGGAGACGCCTTCGTTGCCAAGGTTGGTGGAGAGGCATTCATCTTTTCCTTACTTTCTGACGTACAAGCAA